CCCACCAAGAGTAAGCCTATCTGGACAGATGACGACATGTTCTGCATCCATACCAAGGTTGATGTTCAGGCCATGCGTACCGAAATGAACGGTTCCGACTCCAGCAAGCACTTCGGTGATAACTATGTGTATGCTGAAGCTATTCTGCAGAGTCTGCTGTATGCCCGTGAGAAGTACAAGGGATCCGGCAACCCTGATTTCTATTGCACTCCTCATCTGGTGAACGTGATGCTGCTGGCCCGTGACCTGAATGGTCGTCGTATCTACGACAACGTCAGTGACCTGACTGCTGCTCTGAACGTCAACAGCATCATTACTGCTGAGCAGTTCGAAGGCAAGACCCGCGTTCATCATGCTGGTGAAACAGACCAGGAAACCCGCAGCCTGCTTGGCCTGCTGGTCAACCTGAACGACTACGAAGTTGGTGCTACCAAGGGTGGCGAGATCACTCACTTCACCGACTTTGATATTCGTTACAACCAGGAGATCAGCCTGATCGAAACCCGTTGCAGCGGTATGCTGGTTCGTCCTTATTCTGCTATTGCTCTCGAAGAAGTCGTCACTGGCGGCTAATGAGGTGATACCATGAGGTTCTTCGGGAAAGTCGGATACGTTTGGTCAGAAGAGGGAACCGGAGAACGTGAGGGAATCTGGGAAGAACACTCCGAGGAGCATGACTACTACGGTGATATTCTTACCAACAATCGTAGGTATGAGCAAGGGACTGGAATCAATGATGATGTAAACATTACAAATCGTATTAGCATCGTGGCGGACGCTTTCGCATGGGATCATATATTTGCACTTAAGTACATCGAATGGATGGGACAGAAGTGGAAAGTGACAAATGTTGAAATCGCCCGCCCGAGGCTGATACTGCAGGTAGGAGGTCTTTGGAATGGGCCGAAAGCGGATTGATCTGCATCGTACCCTTAAGGCGATTTGTCCTAAGTGTGAGTATCAGCCAACGGAAAACATTCATCTTACTTACCCTTGCATACTCTATGAACTTTCCGATATGCCTGCGCAGCACGCGGATAATAATCCCTACTACATCGGGCACACCTATGAACTGACCGTCATTGATCGAGATCCTGAAAGCCCTATTCGAGAAGCAGTAGCTAAACTTCCGAGATGCCGCTTTGTAAGATCATTCGACAATGATAATTTACACCACTACGTGTTTAGAATTGATTATTGAAAGGGGACAAAACCATGAGCAAGTTGACTTGGGATGGCGTTGGCCAGAAGAAGTTTGAAAACGGTGTTTCCCACGGTGTTCTGTACCGTAAGACCGGTTCTGAAGAAGGCAAGGAATGGGTTGGTGTGGCTTGGAATGGCCTGACCAGTGTGAGCGAGAGTCCCGAAGGTGCCGATCCTCAGGACTTCTATGCTGATAATATGAAGTATGCTACTCTGCGTTCTGCTGAGACTTACGGCGGAAGCATCGAAGCATATACTTACCCTGAAGAGTTTGAGTACTGCAATGGCGAGAAGCGTCCTGTTAAGGGCATGACCATTGGGCAGCAGCCTCGTGAACCTTTCCGTCTGTGCTATCGCAGCGAGCAGGGTAACGATGAAAATCCTGAAGCAGGGTACAAGCTGCATCTCATTTATGGCTGCACAGTCAGTCCCAGTGAGAAGACTTATGAGACTGTGAACGACAATCCGGATATCATGAATCCTAGCTGGGATTTCGATACTATCCCAGTGGCGTTCCCGCCTTACAAGCCAGTAAGTTCGATTACCGTTGACAGCCTCGATTTCACGACCGAAAAAGAGAAGGCTGCTCTGCAGGCTCTGGAAGATGCTCTGTATGGCACCGAAAATGCTGATCCTTATATGCCCAACCCTGATAAGGTGGCTGAGCTGCTTACCGTTCCTACCACGCCTTAATCAAGGCTCAACAAACCTTGATATTGGGGCACTGGGTTCTCGCCTGGTGCCCCCTTACTCTTTTTTAAATGATTTTTATGGAGGGAAAATCACATGATTAAAAAGGTTATTAAGTACCACGATTACGAAGGCAACGAACGCGAAGACGATTTCTATTTCAACCTGACACAGATTGAGCTCAACAAGATCAATTCTGACCAGTCACTGCCGGGTGGAATTGAGGAGTGCGTTAACAGAGCGGTCAAGACTAACGATGCTGGAGAGGTACTTCGTATTCTTGATCTGCTGATCAGCCGCAGCTATGGAGTTAAACTGCCTGATGGTAGCTTTGTTAAGCGCAATGCCTCTGGTCTTCCTCTTTATGAGGCTTTTGTTAACACCGAAGCTTACGACAATCTGCTTACCGATCTGATTAGCGGTGGCGAGAATGCCGTTGGAGAGTTCCTCATGGGTTGCCTGCCTGTTAATGCTCAGGCAAGGGTTCGCGAGGAGCTTAAGAATAGAGAATCCGCAGGTAAGATCGGCGGCGCTCAGCCGATTCATAACGGAGAGAACATTCCTGTCTAAAAGGAGGTAAGGTGAATGCTCCAGTTGCAGATTAACGGAGGAGAGTTGTTCGACGAGAAAACTGAGAAGTTCATCTCGATCAAGCCCCAGACACTACAGCTGGAGCATAGCCTAATTTCTGTATCAAAATGGGAGGCAAAGTGGAAAAAGCCTTTCATGCAGAAAGAACCGATGACGACTGAGGAAACATTGGATTACATACGCTTCATGACAATTAGCCCTCAGAACGTAGATCCTATGATTTACAAGTTCATAAACCAGGAGCATGTGCAAAAGGTTATGGCTTATATTCAGGATCCGATGACCGCCACTGTCATTTCAGATCGCAACAAAAAAGGCGGAGGCCATCAGCAGGTGATTACAAGTGAACTTGTATATTACTACATGACCGCTTACCAGATTCCATTTGATCCTTGTCAGAAATGGCATTTCAATAGGCTGATGACATTGATCCGCGTATGCGATGCTAAACAACAGAAGCCAACGAAGATGAGCCAGAGCGAAGTCAACAAGTTGAACCATGCCAGAAACGCCGCTCGTAAGGCCAAGCATGGTACGAGGGGGTGACGCCTATGATAATTATTCGCCATAAAGGTAATTTCGACAAAACTGAAAAATGGTATGATCGGATGCTGCGTAGAGATCACATGAGGATTCTCAATGAATACGGCGAAAGAGGCGTTGCAGCACTAAAAGCAGCCACCCCTGTTGACAGCGGAATAACTGCTGATAGTTGGAGCTATGAGATCAAACAGGACGATAAAAAGATTACGATAGCTTTCAACAATAGTAGCGAGAGTAACGGCTGCAATATTGTTATTCTTCTTATGTACGGGCATGGCACAAAAAACGGTGGCTATGTACAGGCGAATGATTTCGTTAACCCAACGCTTGAGCCAATCTTTAAGGACCTTGCAGATGCTGCTTGGAGGGAGGTGAAGAAGTAAGATGGCGAGTAATGTCGACAACAGAGTCGTTCAAATGCAATTTGAGAATTCGCAGTTCGAGCGCAACATTGCAAAAAGCAAAAAGAGTTTACAGGACTTTAAAGAAGCTCTCAGATTTGAAGAAACGACTCAGGGCATGAAACAGTTCTTTCATAGCCTTAACAACATCGATATAAGCGGCCTTGTCAATAACATTGAAAGGATCGCAGATAAGTTTACCGGTCTTGGCCACATCAGTGAAATGGTTCTTACGACCATTCAGAGCAAGATGCGGTCTGTAATCGCCTCTATTTCTTCCTTTGCTGACTCCATGACAACTGAACAGATATCTGCCGGTAAAGCCAAGTACGAAACTCTTAACAAGAGTGTTCAGACTATTATGGCTGCAACTGGCAAGTCTGAGCAGGAAGTCTATCAGGTCATGAAGCGTCTGAATGAGTATACTGACCAGACAAGTTACGACTTTGCTGATATGGCGCAGAACATCGGCAAGTTTACTTCTGTTGGTATTTCACTCGAAGACGCCGAGAAGCAGATGGAAGGCATCGCTAACTGGGCTGCCAGAAGCGGTGCCGGAATTGCAGAAGCCAGCCGAGCAATGTACAACTTGAGCCAGGCAATGGGCGTTGGCAAAATGACCCTAATTGACTGGAAAAGTATTGAGAATGCCGGTATGGCAACTCGTGAATTCAAGCAGCAGTTGATTGAATCCGCTGTTGCTGCTGGAACTCTTGAGAAAACTGTAAAGAAAGTTAAGGGTAGTGCAGATCAGGTAACCTACAAGACAGCGAAAAGTCTTGGCAAACAGGTTGAAGTCACAGCTGATAATGTTGGTTCAACTCTTAACAAGGATTGGGCAACAAGTGCTGTCGTCAGCGCGACTCTCAGCAAATACTACTGGGATGACTTATATTACGAAGGCACAGAGGCTATCGTAAAGCTTACAGACGAGCAGAAGAAAGCCTTCAATGAAATGTGGAAGGATGATAAATTCTCTGCCAAAGAGTGGAAGACTCTGGAGAGTTACGGTGTCCTTACACAAGATGTTAAGCAGAAGATTTTGGACCTTGCCGTTACTCAGGGTAAGTTAGCAAAGTCTACTGATAAAACTGGAAAAACCATTTACACTTATGTAAGTAAAACTGGTCAGAAAACTAAGATCACTCTTGATAATATTGGCCAGACAATTTCAAAGGGTTGGTTTACTAAAGATCTGGCCGATGCTGTTACAGGGATTAACGATCTCGCAAAGTCATCTTACGAAGCTGCTCAGAAGTGTACAACCTTCACTGATGTTATCGGTGCCTGGAAGGACATGATCAGCACTGGCTGGATGACTTCCTTCAAGCATATTTTTGGTGACCTTACTGAATCAATGGAGTTTTTCTCCAATGTATGTAATAAAGTCAGTGACGACCTGAGCGAGCTCATTGGGTTCCGTAATACTCTTCTTGAGAAATGGGCTGGTAATGGCGGTCGTACTGATCTTTTCAGCATCATTCTAGGAGATTATGGCGAAGATGTAGAGACAGGAGCTTATGGGCTGCTTGATATTTTCCATGACGTTGGGAAACTCATCAGCGATGGCTTCTGGTCGATGGTTAAGATATTTGCTGGAGACGAGATCGGTGCAATCTGGGACGAAGATGATGGCAACTGGCGAGTGGCGTGGCTCACTCTTCAGCTTGAGAAGTTCACAACTAGCATTAAGAATTTCCTGGCTAGCATCCGTAATTTCTTTACGGAAGAAGTGAACATTGGCGGTCAGGCAACCACTCGTCTTGAAGTAATACAAAATGTTGTCAACGGATTTGTTGGCGCTATGGTTATTGCTTCTGATATTATCGGTGGTATCGTTGCTTTCTTTGTTGAGATAGGCAATCAGTTGTCACCATCCTTCCAGGCCATCGAATACATGTTCTCGACTATCGGCGATTCAATCTATAAGAGTGCCGGTATGGAGCATAAGGACAAGGGAATTCTTGGATTTTTCCTGCATCTGGCGGAGTTGACTCGTCCTCTTACAAATTCGATCAATGAGATCGTTGGGTCACTTGTTGGATTGATAATGCGCGTTATCCAGTGGGGGAACGAGACAGGTGTATTTGATAAGATCTCAAAAGGCTTGACCAATCTGTATCATACTGTGGTCAAGATAGCTACCCCAATTGCAACGTTCCTTGGCCATGTAATTGAAACTATCACCAATCTGTTCGACGAAGGCTTTACCAAGGATTCAATCCTTAATGCTGGAAAAACAATTGGTGGATATTTCAAAGGCATGATTGCCGACCTCATCATGCTGTTACCACAGAGCATGAATGGGCTCAAGAGTGCGTTGTTTGACCTATTTGGCTTCGGAAATGATGGACTCCTTGCCCGACTCGAAGTTGATAACAAGGACAACATATTTGTTAAAATCCATGATTTCTTCGCCGATGGCATTGGTAAAATTAAGGAATTCGTTTTCGGTGGAAAGCTTTCTGAAATTTGGAAGAAGCTTAAGGATGGACTTGGCATTGGTGCTGAAGGTCTGTGGAGCGTCATCAGTGGCATAATCGATTGGTTCTCTAAGCTTAGCCTTGGAGATGCCATTCGTGGAACTGTTGGTGGTTTTCTCGATGTGGCCGGATGGCTCATTTCGCATCTGAGAGATCATAGTCTGTTTGATATTCTTAAAGCAGTTCTTGGCGTTATTAGCGCTGTAAAACTGTTTAAGATGCTAAGGGATGCTACAAGTGTCGTCGGAACAGTTCGTGAGTTCTTTGAGAACCCTCTGGCAAAACTGAAAAGCTGGATTACTGGAAACGACGATGACGGTGGCTTCGATGTCAGTGCAATAACTGATAAGATTCTTGATGTTGCCAAAGCTATTGCTCTGATCGCTGGTGCTGTCGTGGTTCTTGGTGCTATTCCTACAGGTAACTTGGTAAAAGGTATCCTTGCCCTTGCCGGAATCCTTGGCGTAATGGCCGGTTTCATGGCGATCCTGAATAAGGTATCTGGCAAAGGTTTTGAAAGCATTGGGACCTTTGTCGGAATGGCCGCGCTTGCTATCTCCATTGGTCTGCTTGTCGCAGCATTGCTTCCGCTCTCTATTGTAAGCTGGGAAGGCCTTGGAAAGATGATGGCTGGTCTGGCTGGAATATTGGGCCAAATGCTGATATTTATGGCTATAGCGAAGCACGCTCAGCTGTATACTGATGTTCATCTTGCAGGATTCATTGGCTTTGCATTCTCTATAGCACTTCTCGTAACTTCATTGCTGCCTCTTGCTGCAATAAGTTGGGAAGGTTATGGCAAGATGATGGCTGGCTTAGGTGGCGTGTTGGCACAATTGCTAATCGTAATGGCAATCCT